CGCCAAACTTTTCGATCACCGGAGAGACCTGTCGTGATGTCGCCGGGTCCGACCGCGACACCGCTGATGACCTGTTCGGCGTTCGCTTCGGTCTCGGTGTCGGACAGTCCGGCGACGCGACTCTCAACCGTTGCCCGTGGCATTACCCACGTCCTCCTGAGCCGAGTATCGCGTCGGCGGTTTCACCCGCAGCGGTCGTTGATGTATTCTTGACCCTAATATCGACAGCCTCCGGGGCATCGAACCGGGCGTCAACGCGGTCGACAGCCGATTCGGTCGCGAAAGTGATGCCGCTGACCGTTCCGCCGTCGACCTCAATCTCGAAGTCCACGGCGGCGGTCGCCTCAATCAACACACCATATCGTTCATGCGTAGCTGTGTCGGTCAACTCAACAAGCGTCCCGGTCGTGGACAAATCGTAGCCCTGAATCTCGTCGTTTGTCATAATTCTGATTTGAAAAAAAAAATGCTATTGTGACGGCGGCGGCGATGTGTCAGATGATTGGCAGAAGCGTACATCGACAGTTCGGATGTGAGGGCGGGCGAACCGCATACTCACCCGCCAATGAATCCGGCTCGGACTCACTCGGTTCGAAGCTAAACGTCGCCGTTGTCACCCGCCCGTCCAGTTGTTCACAGATCGGACAGACACGCGCATCATCCGCGTCGGAAAACTCCGCCTGTGTGACCGCCGACACACCGGATTCGCGGTATCTATCAATTGAGCTTGTGGTGTAAGCATTGATAATTTCTGTTCTTGCCAACGTCTCCGCCCGCGTCCGTTGCAGCGACTCAATCTCATCCGTCAACGTCCGCGCCATCTCACGCGGATTGACGCCGTCGGTCAGCCCCTCCAGTAACGTCGCCCGGACCGTCTCGGTCATCTCGTTCTCAATTGATTGCAGATTCTCATACGTCCGCAGATATATCTCCCGCAGTGACCGTCGGGGCGCGGGCATCGACCCAAGCGCGGTAATCAATCCGTCCGCTTCATCAGCATCACCCGGCAGCGACCCGACTTCGACGCCCTGTTGTCGCAATCTATTGCGCGCCTGTCGCCACGCTTGCGCGTATGCGCTCCGCATGAACTCGGCTGTGTAGTGCTCACCGCGTTCGACATCCCGAACGCGAGTCGGTTCCAATAACCCACGTCGGAGTCGGTCGGTGAACCAGCGCAGGAACGCATCGATATTTTTGCGTCGCGTCTGAAACCGAAAGACGTCCGGATCATCGTCGTCAAGCTCCCCCGGGCGCGCTTGCTCGCCGTCCTCGGACAATCCAAAGACGTCGTTTTCATACCCGACCTGTTCCCGAACTAAGCCGCGAATTGAACGCATCCGCCGGCGAATCTCGCGTAGGAACTCGGAGCGCAGGTTCTCACTTGGGTCGGTCATGGTGTGTCAGCCGTCATCCTCATCCTCGCGATCATCCTCGCCCTCGCCGGAATACCGACGCGGGAGGTCGCTGTCGCAGTACGTACACTGGAATCGAAACCACGGTTGCGTCGCTCGACAGGTCGGACAAACCTGTTCGGATGTGTCGATTGCCATGTGTGTCGTGTCAGTCAGTCACCGGGAAGCGGCGAATCCCCTCGCCACGCCTCATAGCCCAATACCTCATCGAGAAATGAGCCGCAAAACGCATCGGGGTTCGAGACCGCGTCCCGCATCTCCCGAGTGCAGCCATCAAACGACCCACCCATCCCGGCAAAGGCGTCCAGTGCAATCACCCGCGCCGGAGTGTCGGATTCACGCCATGACTCGGGCATGGTGAAATCAAGTTGCGCGATTTCGCTGTCGTCCGGCGCGAGTTCCGCCATCGCCGCCGCTTCTTTCGTTGTGTCAAGTGCATCGACCTCAGCCTCAATCTCCGTCGCTTCAAGATCGGACGCCTTCAGTAAGGACATACCCTGTGATTCGTCCTCAGTGACGACGACATACGTCGGGGAATCCGGCGACGCCTCGATATCGGGGAGGTCGGAGTCATCGGGTGCGGTCTGGTCCTCGGCGATCGCGCCGGCAATCACGCCGACGCCCGAATCAGGTGTTTGAACGACGTCGCCTTCCTGATATCGGTTCGCGAGTTCTTCGGTATCGGCGTCGGGGTCAGTCTCCGCTGTGACGTCCGGCCCGTCGGTGAAGTCATCAAACGCCGCTTGCACCGCGTCGCTTTGCGCTGGCATCGCGGGTGCGTTGTCACCGGGTGGGGCATCATCCTCAAGTACCTCCTCGGAATCCATATCCAGCACTGTATCGATGATGACCTCTTTCGGCAAGATCGCCGTCGCGCCACCCTTCGGTCCCGCTGCCGTCGATAAGCCGGACATCAGATTCGAGAACTCCCCGGCATCGAACTCCTCATCGCGTAACGGACTCTCCGACGTTGACGGTCGGATCCGAAGTGCCACATCGACATCGAGTGACTCATCGGTATGTGGATTCCCGAGGAGTAATCCTTTCGCCTTCAGTCTGAGCATCCGGCGGAAATCATCCTCAAGCCGTCGGCGCTCGCGTTTCACCGCATCGCGGTAGTCCTCGCCCTGTTCGGATGTGACATCGCGGTTGATATCACCAGCGAAGCCGACACGATACAGCGGCGTCGGCATCGCCGTCAGGATAAATTCGATTTCCTGTTGAATGATATCGGTGACATCAGGGACAGACGCATCGATTTCGTGGACGTCGATTTCGGCGTTCGTTGCGCTGACCGTCTGCGGGTCCCGGTCACGAACGCCGCGGTCCTTGATGTTGACGTCTAAGTTGTCACGGACCGATTCGACGACCTCCCGCTGTTGGGTTTCGACTTGCGCTAAGATATTTCCGAACGCCGTGTTGGTGACCGATTGGTCGACATGCCGGAGCTTCTTCCGGAGCGAGCGGGCACGATTCAAGATCGTCGCCGAATCCGGTCTGCCGAATAAGACGCCGGTGTCACTGTCGTATGCACTGAATGAAATGTCGCCGTACGCGAATGGGATCTCATCTCGCTCTGACGATCCAAATACCTCGTCGAACTGAGCGAGTGCCGCGGTCTGTCCGGCAGGTGTCTTTGGGGCGACATCTCGCACTGGGTCGCCATAATCACTCAGCGCGATCGTATCAAACGAGCCAGGGTCATCGTCACCGCGGAGGACGATGCGTTTACCCTCGCGCGTGTAGATTGTCGTGGTTTCAACACGAACCGGGCGGAGTTTCATCAATCGGTCGCGTTCGCGCGGATCGTCATATACGTGCGCGAAGTTCTGGATCGGGACGCGAATCAACGGATTTCTGTTGTACTCGCGGACGAAGCGCCCGATATCGAGTTCGTCGGCTTCTTCCCTGAACTCCTCACGTCCTACGGTATGCGGATCCTCGTCTCGCGCCTGAACCGAGGGGTTCCCGTCCTGTCCCGGTCCGAGTCGGGCGACAAGCGAACGCGCACGGTCGTACAGCGAATTGTCATTATCAGCCATAATCAAAGCACCACCACATTGTCACTGGTTGAGGCATACCCCGACCCACCATCGCCGCGGAACTCACGCGCAGCGAGGGCGAGTGCATCCGTATGGTCGTCATGTCCGCCATCGGGATGTTCGATCTTCGTTTTCCCACGCGCGGTCAACGAATACTCAAGCTGTCGCAACTCGCGCAGGAGTTGCCCGTCATATGACAGTGTCAACTCATCATTTTCCAACATGGATTTACACCGATTGTATAGCGACTGTTTGGTCTCCAGTGAGAATTTCACACCTGACACCAGTCGCTCAATATCCGACTCAAGCATTTCGACCACGCCAGCCCCAAGTCCGGTTTCATCAACTGCGACTGAACGAATGTCGTGCGTGTCGGCGATACGAGCGATACGTCCGGCGGCATCGGTCAGTGTCAACTCACGGTCGGCGACTAAGACCTCAGCAACCGCATCGGAACCGATACCGACGATGACGGTTCGATCATCTCCGGCGCGGGCGATATCAGCACCGAGCACCATCCCACCCCGCGTCGCGGTTGCATCCTGTTGCATCCGGGCGTCGATGACCCCGGGGTCAAAGAACCGATCCGAGGAGCCGATGAACTCGCCAAGA